AGGTTGTTATTTGGCCAGGAAGTTATACACATCTCCATAGAGGTAATCCTCCTATGAGTGATAAGTATATTGCTACAGGCTGGTATCAAGGATCAATGGGTTTAGATCAAGTTAATATGGCAGGTATAAATGATAAAGAATATATGGAAAGATTATGAGTAAAATATATCACATATATTTAAAAAATGAATGTATATATCACAGTTTAAGTCCGGAGGAATTTGTAAGGAATTGGGAGATATTATGTTACATGTTAGATTTTATGAATACAAAATATAAGGTAAGTGATTTATCATATGTTTCACTAGGAGAAGAAATAGAGATTATGGGAGAGCCAAATGGTACTCCCAGTTATTAGTATGTCTTATTGTGAGCGGGCTTTCTAACGCTCTCTGTGTACTTGACATACTAATAAATATTGTGTTATAATTTTAAAGCAATGGAGAATTGAATTAATGGCGAAAGGATTTACTGTAAAGGCTAGTAAGCCAAATACAAAGAAGTCTTCAGATGAACCAGAATGGGATATTGATAAGATCAAAGCAAGAATGAAAGGTAAAGGAATTGTATTTTGTTTACCAGGTCGTGGAGTATCATATGCATTTCTTAAGTCATTTGTACAGTTATGTTTTGACTTAGTACAAAATCAAATGAGTATTCAAATTAGTCAAGATTACTCAAGTATGGTTAACTTTGCTCGATGTAAATGTTTAGGTGCTAATGTATTACGTGGACCCGATCAGATTCCATGGGATGGTAAATTAAAATATGATTATCAATTATGGATTGATAGTGATATTGTTTTTAATAGTAATAAGTTTTGGCAATTATGTGATCTAGCACTTCCAGAGGAAGCTGTTAATGAAGATGATTCAATTGATGATACAAAAGATCATCCAATTAGTGCTGGTTGGTATGCAACAGAAGATGGAAAAACTACATCAGTTGCACATTGGTTAGATGAAGATGACTTCCGTAATAATGGTGGAGTTATGAATCACGAGATGGTAGATGGTATTCAAAAACGTAAGAAGCCTTTTACTGTTGATTATACAGGATTTGGATGGATTCTTATTAAGAATGGTGTATTTGAAAGTAATGATATGAAGTATCCTTGGTTTGCACCTAAGATGCAAGTATTTGAATCTGGTGCTGTACAAGATATGTGTGGTGAAGATGTTAGTTTCTGTTTAGATGCACAAGAAGCTGGATTTGAGATTTGGTGTGATCCACGTATTAGAGTTGGACATGAAAAAATGAGGGTTGTTTAATGGCTAAAGTAAAAAAATCACTATTAGGTGATAATTTTGTAGAAACAATACCTAAAAAAACAAAACAAGGTAATGGTAAGCATACAAAATATTCAGCTACTAGTAAAAATAAATCAAAGAAAGCATATAGAGGACAAGGGAGGTAAAAGGCCTCCTTTTTTTATGTCATTAAATAGTCAAAATATATGAGATTATAATCTATGGAAATGCTCAGAGAAATATCAAATGACAAATTAACACCCAAGAAAAATGATTCTAAAGTTCAAAATGAGTTATATGAAGTTAATGATGAAATTGAATATGATTCAGATGGCCAACCCATTCCATTAAATGAGTATTAGTATCATAAATAATGCGATGGTTGTTGTAACATAATGCCAATTGAGAGGATTAGTAAAGGATTTAAAGATATTAGTGCATCATTTAAGGTAAATCCTTTGAATGATGATCTTATTCATATCAAAAATGAAACTGCTATTGCAAGATCAATTCGCAATTTAATACTTACAAACATGGGCGAACGTCCATTTAGTCCTATTTTGGGATGTAATATAACTGGTTTATTATTTGAGAATCCAAATAGTATGACTGCTTCTGCTATTGAGACACAAATAGAAACTACTATTAGAAATTATGAACCACGTGTCAAATTAAAGGACGTGAAAGTGAAATCAAATGATGATGAATATAATGTTAATATTGATTATTTCATTATAGGTATTGATTCGTTAAAACAACAACTTTCATTTGCATTGCAATCCACTAGGTAACATGCCTTTAGTAAATTTTAGTAACTTAGATTTCGATCAAATAAAAACGTCTATTAAGGATTACTTAAGGGCGAATTCAAATTTCACTGATTATGACTTTGAAGGATCTAATCTAAGCACAATTATAGACACATTAGCTTATAACACGTATATAACCTCATATAATGCCAATATGGTAACTAATGAGGTATTCATTGATAGTGCTACTCTCAGGGAGAATGTGGTATCACTGGCGCGTAATATAGGATATGTTCCAAAATCTAAGAAATCATCAACAGCTAATGTTGCATTTAGTGTGGATGTATCTAATAATACATCAATTACAGTTACCTTAAAAGCTGGTATCAGTTTTATAAGTAGTAATAATTATGGTACTGAGAGTTATGTATTCTCCGTTCCTAATGATGTTACAGTTCCTGTAGATTCTAATGGTGTAGCTACATTTGATGATGTAAAAATATATGAAGGGACATATATTTCACAAAATTATACTGTAAGTTCAAGAACACCGAATCAAAAATTTATACTACCCAATACTGGAATTGATGCTGATTTAATTAATGTATCTGTAAGAGATTCTGAGCAATCTTCTGTTATAAGAAAATTCAGTAAGTCTGATGGTTTATTTGAAATTGATTCCACATCTTTAGTATATTTTTTAAATGAAATATCTAATGAAAGATATGAGATTATATTTGGTGATGGTTTATTTGGAACTAAATTACAAGAACCAAATTATATTGAGATTAATTATATAATTTGTAATGGATTAGAAGCTAATAATATTGATAATTTTGCATTTAGTGGATCATTAATTGATGATACAGGTAAATCTATAACTACTGGAATTTCATTAGTTAGTACAATTTTACCATCTTATGGTGGTAATTCTATTGAAGATGTTGAATCTATTAAAAAATACTCCACTCAAATCTATTCTTCACAAAATAGGGCAGTAACAGCATCAGATTATGAGGCTATTGTTCCTAGAATATATCCAGAAACTGAATCAGTAGCTGCATATGGTGGAGAAGATTTAGTTCCACCACAATATGGTAAAGTTTTTGTTGCTATTAAACCAGAAAATGGTGTATACCTTTCTTCTTCGATTAAGGAAAATGTTCAACGTAAGCTCAGAAAATATTCTGTGGCTGGTATTATTAGTGAAATTGTTGACTTAAAATATTTGTATTTGGAAGTTAATTCAAATGTTTATTATAATACCAATTTAACAAATTCTCCACCGAATACTAAAAGTATTATTTTAGAAAATATTATTAATTATTCAAATTCTACACAATTGAATAAATTTGGAGCAAGATTTAAATATAGTAAATTCCTTAAAATTATTGATGATGGACACGAATCAATAACTTCTAATATTACAACAGTTGTGATGAGAAGGGATTTACGTCCAGTATTAAATTCTTTTGCTGAATATGAAATTTGTTATGGGAATAGGTTTTATATTAGTGGTGATGATGGTTTTAATATTAAATCTTCTGGATTTACGGTAAGTGGTATTAGTGAAACAGTATATATTGGTGATATTCCTGATAAAAATCTTAAAACAGGTAAAATTTGTTTGTTTAAATTGAATGCTCTCACTGAATCAGTTATTGTTAAGAACTCAATTGGTACTATTGATTATATTAAAGGTGAAATTATGATACAACCAATTAACATACTTTCTACTGTAGTAAATAGAGGTGCGCCCCTAATAGAAATCTCAATTTCGCCATATTCTAACGATGTTATCGGACTACAAGATCTATATTTACAATTAGATACTAGTAATACAAACGTTTCTATGATTCCAGATAATATAGCATCTGGTGATGATATTTCAGGTAGCAATTATAACGTAACCTCAAGTTATTCCAACGGTTCTCTTACAAGATAAGACAGGATGGCAGTAGATAGAATCAAGTTTCAGGACATTGTAGCGAGTCAATTGCCACAATATGTGCAAGAAGAATATCCCCTTCTTCCTGAATTTTTAAAACAGTATTATAAATCACAAGAATATCAGGGTGGTTCATATGACCTGATACAAAATATTGACAAATATATTAAACTCGATGAGTTAAATAACCTCAAAGATTTTACTATTCTTGGTAGTGATTTAGATTATACATCAAAAACTGTATATACATCAGATGAAGGTAATTTTACTGAAGGATTTCCAGATTCTAATGGTATTATAAAGATTGATGATGAAATTATATCTTATGAATATAAGACAGATTCAACTTTTGAGAACTGTAAAAGGGGTTTTAGTGGAATAACAACCCATATTGGTACTAATACTCCAGATGAGTTAGTATTTTCCAGTACTAAAATTGATGAGCATAGTAAAGATTCTAGAATTTATAATTTAAACATTATATTTCTTCAGGAATTTTTTAAAAAGATTAAAACTCAGTTTGCTCCTGGGTTTACAGAAAGAAAATTATATCCATCATTAAATCAAAGAAATTTTGTATATGGTGCTGACAGTTTTTATAAGTCCAAAGGTACTGACGAATCATTTAAGATACTTTTTAACTCATTATATGGTGAAAAAGTAGAAGTATTGAAGCCTAGTCAGTTTTTGATTAGACCTTCTGATGCAGATTATAAAGCAAGTCAATGTTTTGTAGTAGAAAAGATTAATGGTGATCCATTAGACCTTAAAAATAGAACTTTATACCAAGACTCTACAAATTC